GGTCCGGGGCCTACCGGCTGGAACGCGCTGCCGGGCGAGGGTGGCGTGTTGGTTTCGGTGGTCGGGGGCGAGTAGCCGCGCAGCGCCGCCGACATCTGCGCCTGTTGCTTGGCCTTCATCGCCGCCTGTTGCCGCGCCCACATCCCCATCGGGTCAACGGGTGCGCCGGGAGCCATCGGGTTCGTCATGTCCATGTCCGTCTCCTATTTCCCGAGCCATGCACCGAGGCCGGTGCCGAGCAGCGTCCCCCAGTCCGGCTGTTGGTTCGCGTTGATCTGTGCCTGCGTCTGTGCTGCGCCGAGCAGGTTCGGTGCCTGCGCGGAGCCTTGTGCGCTGGTGAAGTTGGGCATCTGCGGACTCCCCACCTGTTGTCCTGACAACAGCGCGTTCATCTCGTTCAGCGACATCCCGCGAGCGGCCTGCTGCTCGGCGAGCGCCTGCTGGCGGCGCTGGTTCTCATACTGGGACGACTGCATCTGCTGCGAGTAGTTCTGGGCGTTCTGCCCGAGGTTTTGCTGGAACTGTTGCCCCGCCGCTTGGTTGGCGAACGCCCCCGCTCCGGTGTTCTGCCCGAAGATGTTTTGCAGCGCGGCGTTGCCGAACTGCCCGGACTGCAAGTTCTGCCCGAACTGTTGGCCGAGAGCTTGGTTGCCAGCGGCACGGGAGGATGCGTCTTGCCCGTAGGCTTGCTGCTGTTGAGCCAACAACGCCTGCTGCATCCGGGCCTGCTCGTTACCGGCTTGGTTCATTGCGTCATAGCGGCTGGCAGATTGGTTCTGCTCCATCCGGTTCTTCTCGCGGTTGTACGCCTCGCTACCCATCGGCAGGCCCATGTTGGCGAGCTTCGACTCCATCGCAGCGGTGTCGCGCTGTTGCTGTGGCACCATGCGGTCCATCAACGACTGTGTGATCTGGTCGCGCTGTGCAGCGAAGGCCGGTTCGTTCGTCGTCTGGGTCGTCTGCGCCGCGCCCTGCGTGTTGATCTGCCCCGCGTTGTTGTCCACGCTGGTCTGCTGGCCGGGCATGGCGATGCCGCCTTGGATGGCTGTGCCGGTGGTCTGCTGCGGCCCGACTGCACCGCCCATCGCCGGGGCTGCACCCCAGTCGAACGGCTGTGATGTGGCTCCGGCCACCTGACCCAATAGGCTACTTGCGAGATTGGTGCGGTTGCCCTGCAACCCGAACTGTTGCGTCAGCGCGTTCTGCAACGTGGGGTCGAGCGTCTGCGTCTGCGTCCAGTTCGTGATGGGCGCACCCGTGGCCGGGTCGGTGCCGAGCGTGGACGACCAGTTCGTTGACCCCCACGGCGTCACCTGATTCGGGCGATTGGCCGCCGTCTGTTGGGCAGCGATGTCGCTGCTCATCTGACCTTGTTGGAGTGCAGCGTTGGTTAGGTCGCCCGAGTTCGACCCGCTGCTCGGGTTGCTGCCCCCGTAGAGCATGAAGGCTTCGCCGGTCAACAGCCGATACAGCCATTTGAGATTCATCATGCTGCCATCCTTTCAGGTTGCCGCAGGTAGCGGCATTGAGTTCTGGTCATCGTCAGGAACACAATGTCCCCGCCGTCGTCGTGCATCCCCGGCATCCGGTATTCTTCCACGAACCCGAGATGTCTGTCGAAGCGCATCGCCTTCTCGTTCCGACTGTTGACGAGGCCGATGAGCTTCGCAAGGTTGAAGCGATTGAACGCGGCGTCCATCACAGTCGCCAACATCACCTTCGGCGTGTAGTGATAACCGTCCTTCATGGCGACGTGCAACTGTGCCGTGCTGCCAATGAAATTGTTGAAGCACACCGCGCCGAGCAACTCGGCAGAGAGGGGGTTACTGTTGGCCCATCCGAGATACTTTGCGTCGGCTGTTGGCTTGACGTAGGCGTGCTCTTGCATGAACGCGGCGAGCACGGCGTTGTGCTGCGGGGTGTGGGGGACGATTATCACAGCGGCCCCCCTTCGATGGTTGCGTAGTCGATGGCTGTGACGAGCGTGCCGCCAGCACCGATGAAGTCAATCTGCGCCGTGGCCGCGAAGCCTGCGCCGTGGACGCCGACCCACTTGTGGACAGGCTGGTTCAACCCACTCCAATACGCCTGATCCCACAACGCCTGATCCCACACATCGCCCGACTGTACTGGCGTCACCGGCATCTCCCACGCCGCAAGCTGGCCGTAGTCGGTGATGAGGATGATGTGGCCCGAGGGGTTGTACTGTGCGATGAACGTAGGCCGAACCATCGTGAACCGCTTTATCATCGCAGGCGTGCCGAACGTCTGATAAGCCGGGACGATGCGACACTTGATGAGCGTGCCTTCTACCGTGTCCGAAAGCGTTTCGTAGTCCAGACTGTTGTCGAACATCAGCATCACTTTGCCGCCAGCGGGGATGATGGTCGATTGCAGGTTGCCGCCGCCGAACACCAACGAGTCGTGGTTGGTGTAATGCGTGATGGGTAACTCCATCATCTTCGACCATGCGTTCTGCCTGATCTTGAGCGCGAGGTGGATGGCCCCCGCGTTCGCCACCTGCGGCGGCACGCCGACTACGAGCATCTGTTCGTGCGGGATCATTTTCACGAACCAGCCGTCCTTGTTGACGCTGGTCTGCATATACGCCCTGATGAGCGGATCGAGCTTGTCACCGATGTCCTCGGTCAACTCGGCGGCGATCTGACCCATTGCAATGAGCTTGCTGATCTGTGACAGCCCGGCAACGGAGAGGATGTAGATGTCGCCGCCCACCGGATCGACGCACCGCTTGCCGCGCGGCAGCGCACCGACATACCAAATGCCGTGCAGCGCGAAGGTCGTTGCGTCGTTAGGGTCGGTGCCTTTGTAGATGACCACATCGCCCTGCGTGGAGATCGCAACGAGGTAGTCGTCCAGCCCTTCCCCGCCGTCAACAGTCCACGACACCAGAACAGCCAGCGAGCCGCCGTGCCGGAAGTTCACGCCGAAGTCGAACATCGACGCGGCCCCGGTGATCTGCTGCACGGGGAGATACCATGCGCGGGTGCTGTTCTTCTCGATAAACCACAGGCGACGCTTCCACGACACGCAATAAGTGAACAGATCGGGGTTGATGCCGCTGATCTTGCCGGGGGTCGACCCCGCCTGTATCTTGTTGAACACAGTCGAGTCAATGGCGAATCCGCTGCTGAACCCGCTGCTGAACCCCGAACCACCATAGACGTAGTACCCGCCGTCCTCGTTGCAGGCGCAGAGAAAATTCGAGATGTCGTTCTGGAAGTTGATGTAGTTCCAATAATCCGTCGTCACAGCCGCAGCGAGCAGCGCCGACCACGGGCCGGTGCCTCCGGCGGTGATGTCGTACACCTGCCCGTTCGTGCAGGCGAATATCTGGCCGTTGACTGTTGGAACAGCCGCACGCGGAGCCTGCACCTGAATCAGCGACATCGACCCCGAGACAGGGCCGGGCGTGACCGGCGGGTTCACGGTGCCGGGGTAAAAGCTCATCACCGTCTTGACCTCGGCAGCGCCGGGCAGGTTGATGGCGAACTCCTGATACCCGTTGCGAATCCCCATGCCGTAGGGGTTCGACAGCACGTTGACAAGCTCGATAGCGTCGGTCGGCGGCATGGCCGCAAGCGCGTCCCGCGCGTTGATGCCGCCGTGCGGAATACCACCGGCAATGATACGTCCTACCGGCGGGAGAGCCTTCCGTGCCTGTCGTGCGTATGACGCGAACATTACCTGTTGATCCCCGTGTCGGGCGTATTCCAAAAGTTATCGAGGTAGCGGAAGCCGGTAAAGGTGCCGCCGTTCAACGACAGTTGCGAGGCCATGCGGTTGCGCATGGTGAGTTGTAACAGCCGCTCGTTGAAGTCCTGTTGCGGCCCCTGCGTGCTCATGCCGCGCGTCTCCAACCACTTGATCTTGAGCGCGAGGGTGAACAGAATCTTGTCGTGCAGCGGCACATCGCTGTTGTCGGTGAGCGATTCCTTTTGTACCGCTGGCTCCACTCCGTCCTGTACCCAGAACTTGCTGGTGTACTCGAACGTGATCTTCTCGCCAATCGCAGGCTCCGTCATGAATTGCAGGATGTCTCCCGTAATCATGCAGGCCGGGTTGATGAAGAACGACTGCGACAGCCACGACTTGATGGCCGCGTACTGCTGCTGATTCAGGATGATGACCGGACGGCGCTTGGAGTACGACCAACCCGTGTCGTTGGTGAACCGGGAGAAGTCGTCAGGAAGCGAGAACGCCGACATAATGCCGTCGCCGTCGACTGTGAACAGTTTGTAAAACTGTTGCCACTCGGCAACGTCCTGCAACATGGGGCCGACCATGTTGGCGTAGGCCCCCATCATCAGCGCGTTCTCGTCTGTGGAACCGAACACATCCTGCGGCACACCAAGATTCAACTGTTGGCAAGCTGCCTGCACTTCCTCAAGAATTGTGCCGTAGGTGTATAGCGACATGATTACTTCCTTTTAGTCTCCGCCGACAGCGCGGTGAGCCGGGCGATCTCGCGGCCCTGCTCCTCGATCTTGAGCAGCGCATCGGTGAGCTTGGTGGTCAGGTCGGCAAGCGGAGCCGCAGACTTCGACGCCTCGACGAACAGTTGGGCAGCCTGCTTCAGCGATTGGAAGCCCATCAACGACTGTGTGATGCTGTCGGCTGCGGCGACGATCTGCTCCACGGTACGGATGTTGAGCGAACGAAGCTCGGCGATACGCGCCGGGGTCAACAGCGGAGTCGGCCACGCTTCCAGCGGCGTGCCGATGACGACATCGCCGGAGACACGCGCCTTGAACGCGGCATAGTGTTTCGGGAACCGCTGCAAGTCCATCTGCCGAAGCGGACGAATCACCACGTTGTCCTTGTTGCCGGGGATGCGAATGTCGATGAACTCAGCATCCTTGAAAATCTTGCGCCCCTGCAACGCAGTTTCCTTCTCGTCCAGCACAGCCGAGACGAAGAACTTGACGAGCAGGTTCTCGTCCCCGGCGAACTCCCGAGCGTGTACGGTGTAATCGTAGTCCAACTGTTCCATGTCGTTCCTTTTTGCGAGGTTGGCGCTTTATTGTCAGCCCCCGGCGTGCGCCTTCGCCGGGGTACTGTCTTAGATTGCAGTCAACGTCGGGTTCAGCGAAACAGCCATATCCATCGAAGCGAACGCCACGCTCACCGGCCCCTGCGGGGAGAGCAGCCGAAGCTCGAATATGGAGTTGGCCGCTATCCCTGCAATGCCGAGCGTCTTGGAAACGGACTTCTGCTCCCCCGCCCCCGTACCCTGCTCCGCGAGGAGGAAGCGTTGATTTGCCACGCCGTTGACGTAAAGCTCGGCGTAGACATCCACGTTGGCCGCACAGGAGAACACAGCCGAGATCGAGATGGAGTAGCCATAGCCGCTGTTGATGGCCGCAATCTGCGACGCAACTGTGCTTGTCGTGAACAGCGTCGGGTTGTTGTTGATCGACAGCGGCATCAGCGTCGGGAACACAGTCGGGGCCGTGGTCAGCGACACGCTGACCGGCGTGGCGATGCCGAAGCTGCCGTACAGCGTCGCAGCACGCGAGTACAGGCTGTCGCACATATCTTGCAGCGCGGCGCGGAGAATCGCAGGCGTGATCTGACCCGATGTGTTATCGGGCATCGTCGCCTCGATCTGATTCTTGATGTCTTGGATGAACTTGAGCGTCATTATGGAACCCCGTAGATTTGCTTCAACAGCCCGATGATCGTTGCCTTGTCGGTGTCGCTGTCCACCTTGTTGCGCACGATCAGTTCATATGCGCTCATTGCTGATGTACCGAGGCCGTCACCCTGCCCCGCCAGCGTGATACGGGTCATCGAAGTCGCCGCCAGCGTGTTTGCCACCGCCGCGCCGCCATCAACGGAGTGGCGCACCGCTCCGGCCTGCATCGACAGCATGAACACATGAAGTCCAGCCCCGTAAGTAACGGGCGAACTGTTGGGTGCAATAGCTCCGGCAACCATCGGCGCAATCGCGCCTGTCGCAAGTGCTTGGGACAGCCCCGAGTTGGGAGCGCCGTCCACGATACCGACCAGCGAGGCAAGCGAGGTGAATGATGCCTGTGACGCTACGAGGTAGA